CTTCGGTCCAGGGTCGGTGATGACGGTGCCACTGCCGATTCCAGAAACTGGCTACGGCAGCGGCCACTACGGTGAAGGCCCATACGGAGGTTAGAGATGAGTAACACACCACCCGTGATCGGGATGCAGGACTGGGGTGACGATCTCAACGCCTACCTGGCCACGCTCGACGCTCGCCTCACCGTCGTGGAAGACAAGCCCGAGTACCTCTTCAACAGCTACTCCTGGCAGTACTCCAACGCCGCACCGCCGCCCACCGGCAACCAGGTGCGCTTCGACAACGCCAACCTCTCGCTCGCCCACAGCGCTGTCTTCCGTCTGCTGGACAACGATGGGGCCGACCGCACCCAAGTCTTCCGCATGCTCAGTGTTGGTTGCCAGATCCGCATCAACGACTGGGACAACGTTTCCGCCATTCATCGCTTCAACGTGACCGGCTCTGCGACCATCGGTGCTTCCGACGCCACGGTGCCGATCTCCTGGATCTCCGGTACCGGCACACTCCCCAACGCCAAGGCCAACGTGGCCTTCATCGTGATTCTGGTGATCTAGGAGTCCCCCATGACCATTGTCGATCCCCTTCCGCCAGAGGCACCGTACGGCGTTGCCGACTGGAAGGACTACAAGCACAACTGGCGTGAGGTCGATACCGACTGGATCCAGGACCGCACGATCCTGCGCTTCGCCACCGCTGCCCAGCGTGACGCCAAGATTCTGACGCCCCAGGTCGGCCAGTTCATCTACAACAACACCACCGATCTCCTGGAGTATCGCTCCAAGACCGGCACCTGGAAGGCCTACAAGGCGTCACCGGTCAACCTCGACGCCATCACCGACACCACCACAGCGGTGAAGCTGGGCCACTCGGCTGCCGGTGGCAAGGGTCTGACGTTCTCGGCCACCGGTATGTCCACCGACACGTCGTTCGCCATCAACGGCGGCACGCTCACGGTGGCCGATACCGGAGTGACCATCAAGACCGGCACCAAGGCTGTCTTGTTGACCACCACCACGACCGATCTCGTCTCGGACTCCCCGATCACCGCCCCCAGCCTGACGCTGACCGGCTCGGGCACCGTGCTCACAGCCACTGGCAAGACGTTGGCGGTCGGCACGCTCACCGCCACCTCGGTCAGCGCCGCCACCATCGCTGCATCCGGCGCCCTGACCGGTGGCGTCGGATCGTCCATCAACGGTGTGGACTTCCCTGGCAACTACACGTCGGCCGCTTCTGGCTACGTGGTGTCGTGGGGCTACTTCTACGGCAACACCAACGGATCGATCATGAGGAAGCGCGATCCCGGCACCGGCACCCTCGGCGCGTCCTACATCCACGTGCTCGACACGTCCATCCAGTCGGTGGCCACCTACCACGACTTCTATTCGACGCCGAGGGTGATGAACGAGCGGGCGATCCAGTTCTACAACGACGACAACACCGCCGTACTCGGGTATGGCGGTCCCGTCGTCTACACCTCCGCAGCAATCTCGGCAGCCGACTATCCCAACGGGACCATTTGGGTGTCCCCCTGATGGCGACGGTCAAGCTCCGTCACACGGACGGCACGTGGCGGGCCTTCCCCGAGGGCAAGCTCAAGATCGGCTGGGGTGGGGCATGGGTGTCTCCGTCCACGATGAAGATCGGCTGGGCCGGTTCGTGGATCGACACCGGCTACCTCGGCAACCCAGCCAACCCGATCAACCTGGCGGTCAACGCCTGGGCCACCCACGATGCGGTGAGCTTCAAGTGGGCGGCGGGGGCTGGTGGTGCTGCGGTATCGACCTACGAGGTCGCCATCAACAACTCCAACGACACCGCCAGGGTCGCGACGAGGCAGGACACGGTGTCCCCTTCGGCCGACTTCACCGAGGTCGTGCAGAACACGGCCTACCGGGTCTACGTGCGAGCCATCTCGGCATCGGGCCTCTCCAGTGGGTGGAGCGGCCCGCTCCAGATCAAGATGGGCAAGGACGCCGTCACCACCTACACCACCGAGACTGACACCCGCCCGTTCTCCACGGCCGTTTCGGTCAACGGCTACAAGGATGCCCTCGTCGGCTACGCCGTGCCCACCAACCGGGCGGTCCAGACGGTGCGCTACCAGATCTCGGCATACGCCGGTTTCACTTCGGCCCTGTCTCCCTACAACAACCGGGAGATCTACCGCCTCTCCAACTCAGGTCAGAACGAGCGGTTCTCCTGGCTGGTGCAGTCGATTGACACCACGGTGGACGTGGCCGACTACTGGGGCAACGGCGGCATCACCGGGATGATCTGCCGGGGCACCGGCTGGGCCAGCGGTCCCGCCACTAGTAACTACCGGGCCACTGGCACGATCACCGTCAACGGCTACGAGACGTACAACTATCAGCAGGCGCACACGGTGGCGGCGATAGCCAACGGGTACTGGTGACATAATCGCCCGATGATCGACCCCATCGGAGCACGGGCTATCCAGTCCATCGGCATCGACGTTGCCAACCTCACTTCACGCCTGGCGGTGAACACCTCCATCCTGGAAGAGATCATCACCCAGGCCAGCGAGATCGACACCTCGGTCTTCGTCCAGGGTCCGGAGACGACCAACGAGACGGGGCACCCCACCGGCTACACCGTGACCATGGATGCCCATACCGCAGAGAAGGTGTCGGCATTACTCGCCTTCATCCGGTCACTGCAGTAACCTCGCTATCGACAGCGGCCAAGCGGGTCGGTGTCTCAACTGACTAGACCATGGGAGCCGGTGTGGCGTCTATCGAGATCGCCGCTGGATGGGTGGACGCCGTCCAGCGCTACGTCGAAGGACTCATGGTCACCTCTATCGAAGCCGCTGAGAACGCCGCCCAGGTGTTCCACCAGAGGGTGGTCGATACGGCTCGGGCCGACGAGGACTGGACCTCCATGGCCGACAACATCACGTTGTGGTCCCAGGACGGTCATCTCGTCATCGGAGTGCAGGATCCCGTGTTCGCCTCCGAGGCATCGATCCTGGAGTACGGCGACGCTGAGCGCCCGCCGCACCCCATTCTTCGTGACCTGTCGTCAGCTACCGAGGACGCCTCGCGCTCCATGCAAGACCACATGGACAGCGTCTACGGGCCGCAGATGAATGTCGGTGGTCCCAAGCTGACGAAGGTCACCTGATGGCGATCAGGCCGTTCCGTGACGAACCGGACATCATCACCCACCAGGGCTTCCTGCTCTCGGAGGACGAGGCGCTCAAGAAGTACCTGACCGGCATCACCGTTCCCGGCCGTGACCCCGGCTCCTCCATCGACGTGGGCGTGTGGTTCCGCTGGCCCGAGGGCGAGCGCCAGATCAAGTACCCCTTCTTCACCATCGACCTGCTGGAGGCCGAACCGGCCTTCGACCTGTTCCACAGTGACCACATCGAGACGCAGCCCTATCGGCCGTCAGTCGCTCCGGAGTTACCAGAACCGCCTGGTGGGTGGGCCACGCAGAACTGGAACATCCGCAACTACCTGCCGTTCAAACTCATGTATCAGGTTGCCGTGCATGCCCGCAGCGCTCTGCACGACCGCTACCTGCAGTCGATCTTCCGCACCGATGTCTTCCCGGTGCGCCCCTTCTGGATCTGGAACCCGATGGACGAGACGTGGCGGCGCACGGAGTTCGTGCAAGCCGCCGCCTCAGATCTCTCCGAGACAACGGAGTCGGGGACCAAGCGGATCTTCCGCAAGGTGTACACGATCCAGATGATGGCCGAGATCCCGCAGGATCGCATCCTCGACTCCTGGGCCTACAAGGCTCTCCGGGTGCTCATCCCGGTGGTGGATCGGGACATGTTCGATCAGTACTACAACACCATCATCAAGGGTCACTCGACTCCTCTGGAGACGTTCACGCAATCACAGCGTGATGCCCAGGGCGAGTACTTCCACATCGTCCACGAAGGGGAAGAAGTCCCCCAACCAATCTAGGGATACTGCCGCCTGGCTCGTAGCACTCGTCGTCGCACTCTGTCGTCATCACGTATCGCAGAAGGAGCGACATGCCCATCACCTACAGACGGCCAGGCGTATACCTGGAAGAGAGCCTGCTGGTCAGCCCATCCGACACGGCATCGACGTTCACCGTCGCCTGCTTCGTCGGGGTTGCCGAGAAGGGTCCGATCAACGACCCCCAACGAATCGATTCGTGGTCTGACTACGTGACGATCTTCGGTGGGTTCTCTCCAATCACCCCACCCGCTGCCATCGACCCCAACGATGTCACCTCACGACTGACGGCCCCGATCCCGGCGAACCTCACCGCGCTCAAGGCCAACGCCACGTACGGCGACGGCAAGTACGCCACCCCGTACTCCGGGGCTGCGTTCACGGCCGGTCAGTACGTCACCCTGACGGACGGTTCGTTCGCCAACTTCACGCCGCACACTGCGGCTGGTGTGTGGGTGGCGGGCAAGTTCGCCGGTACCGGCGCACCGATCCCGCCGATCACGAAGGTGCAGTCATACCTGCCTTTCAGCGTCTACTCGTACTTCCAGTCTGGCGGGCGCGCCTGCTGGGTGATCCGTGCTGCTCCGACCGTGGTCGGTCAGCAGGGAACGAAGGCGACGATCACCGTCAACGGTGGTGACGCTGCCGAGTCCCCGTTGGCAGCCTTCAAGATCAACGCCCTGTCGGCTGGTACCTGGGGCAACCGGATCAAGTACAACCTGGCCACGCAGTCCACGGTGGGCGTTGCACCCAACGCCGACAACGTGTTCGCCCTGCAGGTCATCATCACCAACTCCGAGGGCTACGACGAAGTGGTCGAGACGTTCTCGGGGCTGACGATCAAGGGTGAGATCCCCGGCACTCGGCGTGTGGACACGGTGATCAACGACCCGGCGTCTGGCTCCCAGTACATCCGGATCACCGACTCCAACGACATCCAGGGACAACCCGTTGCCACCTCGACGGCCGTCGCCCTGACTGGTGGCATCGATCCCGGCATCCCGGACGCCTCGGCACTGACCTCGGCCACCTCGCAAGTGGTCAAGATCGAAGGCCCGGTCACGGTCAACATCGTCGGCTATCACAACGACATCGCCAAGATCAACAGCGATCAGACGGCCACCACCTACGTGTCGGCCACCGTGCCTTCGACGGTGTTCACCGACCGCCAGGACGTGTTCGTGGTCAACGACTCGGCCCCGCCCCGGATCCCCAACCAGACCTCGGCGGGCTACAAGACGACGATTGCGACCACCCTGGCGACCAACACGGGTGATAGCTACTCGGCGTCGTACGGCCCGTGGATCCTGATCCCCCATCCCCAGCGGATGGGCGACGTGGTGGCCATCCCACCGGGTGGTGCGGTGATGGGCGTCCATGCCCGTGTCGATGCAACGGTCGGCGTGTTCCGCGCCCCGGCTGGTGTCATCGCCACGATCTCCAACGCTGTCGGCGTGCAGACCAAGTTCACCGACACCGAACTGGGCGACCTCAACAGCCAGAACGTCAACGTCATCCGCTCCGTGGTGGGAGCGGGCATCTGCGTGATGGGCGCACGGACTCGCAAGACCTACGGGGTGGACCGCTACATCAGCGCCCGCCGCACCTTGATCTACATCAAGGAAGTCCTGCGCCGCACGACCCAGTTCGCGGTCTTCGAGAACAACGACCAGCGCCTGTGGAGCAGCCTGACGATGGCGGCGGATCGCATCCTCCGTCCGTTGTGGGAGGCCGGTGGCCTCAAGGGGGCCAACACCAACGAGGCGTACTACATCCGTTGTGACGACACCATCAACTCTCCATCAGTCATCGCCGCTGGCGAAGTCCGCATGGAGGTCGGGGTCGCTCTGCAGTACCCCGCCGAATTCGTGATCATCCGGATCACCCAGTACGACCGCGGCACGTTCTCGTCCGAAGTCGTCCCGGCAGCGTAGGCAGGAAGGAGTAACACATGCCCACAGTGCCAAGCATTGCGGAACGGACTCGACTTCGTGCCGATCCCGTCCGCAACTTCAAGTATCAAGTCCAACTCTTCCACTCGTCAGCAGCGATGATGACGCAGATCGCAGAGATGGGCTTCATGACGGTGGAGGGGATCTCCATGAACACGGAGATGGTTCCATACCGCGAAGGCGGCTGGAATACCAACCCACACAAGCTCCCCGGACAGACAGATTTCGCCCCCCTCACTATGAGTGCGGGAGTCTTCTATACAAAGCCAGGTATGTGGAATCTCGCCAAGCAGATGTTCTCGGTCCAGTGGGGCCAGGGGACCATCGGCTTCGGGGAGGAGTTCCGCTTCGACATGGCGGTGCGCATCCTCGACCACCCGGTGACGGACGGGCCAGCCTCTGGTTCGACCAAGGACACCTCGGGGTCGGTGCTCGCCTTCGCCTTCTACAACTGCTGGGCTGCCAGCGTCGGGTTCAACGGCCTCAATGCCATGGACAACTCGGTGCTGATCCACCAGATGACGGTCCACCACGAAGGCTTCGACGTGTTCTTCGGCAACGACGACGCTGCCAACCTGCGCAGCGGTGTGGCCCGCCCGCAGGGCTTCTGACCAACCAATTGTGATACTGGAGTATGAATCGTGACCGACGTTGATGACCTCTTCACGTCTGAACAACTAGTCCAAGACAAGCAGTCGAAGCTCGCAGCCGCCAAGGACGCCATCGCGGGTCCGGTGCCTCTCATTCCAGAGGCACCGGATACCACGATCATCCTTCCCCGTGGCCTGTACGTGAGCGGAACCTTCAAGAAGCAAGCCTCCTTCCGGGAGTTGAACGGATCCGACGAGGAGGTACTCGCTCGGACCAAGGACGGCAACGACCTGTTCGATCAGGTCATCGCCCTCGGCACCGTCAGCATCGATGACTTCGACATCCAGTCGCTGCCGATCCCGGAACGGCAGACCTGGTTGCGGATGCTGCTGATCGGAGAGCGCGAGCAACTCTTCTTGGGCATCGTCACCGCGACGTTCGGGGAGTCCAAGACGATCTCGTTCACCTGTTCGATGTGCCGGGAGCGCCAGGATGTCGAACTGCTGCTGACCGAGGACTTCAAGCCGAAGGAGATCGACCCGGCCAAGTCCCTCGACGTGTTCGACTACCGGACGGTCAAGGGGGCCGACCTCGTCGTCAGGTTGGTGACAGGTGAAGACCAACGCGAGGCGTTCGGGCGCAAGGGCGCCACGGTCGCTGAGCAGAACACGATCATCCTGTCTCGGGTGATCACCAAGCTCAACGGAGGGATGGT